GAGCTGTCCCCAGACATAGCTGTCAACCTTTTCGTTGACAGCCTTCTCCACTAGACCCCAGTATTCCAAGCGATGCTCGGGACTGAATCTAGTTTTAAGAGAAGGTGGAATTGATCGATGTGTTCCCCAGAGTTTAAGGCCTTGGCCCAGCTCTGGTTGCTGCTCCCCGGGTGGGGAGCTGACCACAACGACGGGACCATACCATGCCTCAAAAAGGCGTCGAAATGGCTCCCCGAGCAATTCCACACCATACTTACCTGAGAGGTTGTTAAACAACTCAAGAGTACGGAATTGGGCGTGTGCGATGACATTACGAGTGATGCCTTTATCGGCCGACACTGGAAGGTGTTTAGCACGAATAGGCGCGACATTCTTTCCCAAGAAATAGTCGCCACCGCAGGACTCCCGAAAGGGCCCCTTGGTGAAACTCTTGTTTCGGTTTACAAGTAAACCACATGATTCAAGAGCCTGTACCACACAATCTGTGTGTTCAACAGGACAGATAATGTCATCCCCGAAGACCGCGAATTGGTTAGATTCACCGTCTAAGGGTTCGTTGGCAAACAGACGATGTCTATAGTCGTCGTCGCCAACAGTAGCCGCTAACGTAATGGCCCAGAAGCAGATCGCCTCGACGGGGAAGCATAAAGCTGATCCCATCGGTGCGAACTTCCGCATAGTGACCTCACGGCCACATGGCAAGACAGTGACCTCACTCCGACAAGCCTCGAAGCACCTTACCCAATGTTTGGGGAAGAGCTTCTTGACGAGTTGAAGTGACACACGGTCACTGGCTTCCTTCAAATCCAGCGTAGCATGCGAGCCAGTTTCACTGGCTAAACGAGCTAGGAATTGATTCCTAGTTTGATCGATGCATGATAGCTGGTCTCGGACCATAGGGTAACGTTCAATCTCCGTGTACAGTTTGGTCATAAGACCTTGCTGCACATACATAAATTCCCGCGGCTCACACGAAATTAATCGTGGTCCTCGCGAGTCTTTAGGGACGAACGTCACTCTTGCCTTCGGTGTCGTACATTCTTCCCAGTCCTGCATCGTTGACCAATGGTCATTTAGATGCCCGAAACTGGAGAAGAAGAGGTCCGAGTACGAGTATACAGCATCCAACTTCGGTATGTACCGCGGAGGCATATGATAACGCTCCCACGGTGCATACTTGCAAGCAGATGCCCCCGAACCGTGACGGGGGATTATATGCATTGGATTACTCCAACGCAACAACCGCCCTACCAACTTAGATGCTCTTTCAAGCACCTGAGCACGAGTGAATCCGCCAGGGACAGGAATGTCCGCGGCTTCATCAAGATCCAGATGTGCGAGGTCTTCTTCGGTCTGAAGAAAATTCTCCACAACAGGCTGGATCTGTACGTCGGTATAAGGCAAACGCAACTTGTAGTACAGATAGCAAATCTGTCTGATACAATCTGCGGCACCCACACTTGAATATTCCCGCGCCACCAATGCTGTGAAGCATTGATTGTGCTCGCGAATGAAACCAGTCTTATCAAAG